ACCGGACGGCTGCGAGGCGGTCGACGGCACCATCAGCCCATTCGGGTATTGCGACATCTACTTGCAGCAGCCCAACCCGTTCGGTGATGGGCATCAATATACGATGCAGGGCGACCAGATCATGCCAGCGAGCGGTGGTGCGCCGAGCGCGCTGCGCATCGGCAACAAGATGTATGAATGAGCGCGATGAGTTCGAGCGCACTTGGCCGTGGCTGGATGCGAGCCTAGCCTCGTTCGGTCGGACCCACGGCAAGAAAGACGTTTGGGATAGGATCGCGGACGGTCGGGCCAAGCTGTGGCCGGCCGAGCGTGCCGTCATCCTCACCGAGATCACCCACCACCCGATCGGCTTTCGCAGCTTGAACCTCTGGCTCCAGGGCGGCGAGCTTCCCGCGCTGCTGCTGATGCATCCCGAGATCGAGCAGTTCGCCCATGACCGGCGCTGCGCCCGGCTGACCGGCTACGGCCGCGAGGGCTGGCTGCGGGTGCTCGACGGCTGGGAAAAAACCTGCACCGCGCGCTGCAAATGGCTGGTCGATCCGCCGCCACATCTGAGGGCCACGAAATGATGTTCACATGGTCCGGTGAATTCACCCCGCGGTCGCTGTGCAATTGGGGTGGCGGCGACAGCAGTAGTGGCGACGGCGGCGGCTTCACTGGCGACGGCGGCGGCTTCACTGGCGACGGCGGCGGCGACTATTCCGGTGCGACCGGCGGCGACAGCTGGACTGGAAGTGAAAGCGGCGGCGGTGGTTACTTCGGCGGCGATACTGGTGGTGGCTACACCGGTGCGACCGGCGGTGATAGCTGGACCGGAAGCGAAACTGGTGGCGGCGGCTATTTCGGTGGTGACACCGGCGGCGGCTATTACGGCGGCGCGACGGGTGGCGACAGTTGGACGGGAAGTGAAAGCGGCGGTGGCTATTACAGCGGTGATCAGGGCGGCTATATCGGCCCCGGCGACTATGGCGGCTCGATGCCGGGCAGCGAGTTCGGCAGCTGGGGGGGGCCTACTGCGGGCGTGGATTACAGTGGTGCCTCGCAGTTTGCTGCTGGTCAGAACCCGACTGTTGCTGCCCCGTCCGACTGGACTTCTTCCAATCTTGGGGCGCCTGCATGGTCCGACAGCTTCGGCATGTACGGCTACGGCGGCCCCACCGGCACCGGCCTCGGGCCGGGTTCGGGCTCTGCTGGCACGGCTACCGTGGGCCTGTCTGGCAATACCGCGGGCCTGACCGGCCCGCAAGGGGCGCAAATCGGTCCTTCTGGCGCCGGCTTTGGCTCGCCCGGCATGCCCGGTTGGGCCGGCGGCCCAGCGACAGTGCAACAGGGCGAAGGGCTCGGTCCGGGCGGCTTTGGCATTGCACCGGCCCCTTCTTCCCCTGTTGCCGATCCCAGCAGTCGAAGCGACATCAATCCCAGCCAGAATTTCGGCCCTGAAACGACGGCCAACAGCGGCTTCTTCGGTGTCGGTCAAGCGCAGGCGGCAAGCCGCGGCACCGATGCGGACATCATCGCGATGAACCAAGGGCAACAGCAAATCTCAGACCAAGCCAATCTCAACGACGCATTTAACCAAGCGCAGGCACAGGCGCAGAACAATCCTGCTCTGGCGGAGGCACTTAGCCAGATCGCGGCCAACATGCAGGCGCCCAGTCTTGCCGCACCCGGCCAACTCGGCCCCGGTTATATGGGCTTCGAGGGTGTAACCCCGGGCGCCCAGCAGGGCTTCACGGGCGTTAGCAACGCGCAGAATTCTCCGAGTACATTCGGCACCTTCACCTCCGGCGAGCAGGGCAGGGGGGCCGGCCTTGCTCCAGAGGGCGATCGCGCCGCCGGGCTTGAGACCTTGGCCGCCCAGATGCAGGCACAGCAGGCGCAGCAGGCGCAGCAATACGCCCAGAGCAGGGCCGACCCGCAAGACTTGCCGCACGGCCAGATCGGGCCGCAGTTTGATCTAGCCAACCCAAACGTTACCCCGGGTCAGCAAAACTTCACTGCGGGCAAGACAGGTACGGTTGCCGACGATTTCAACGCGCGCTCCGACGTGACCACGCGCGCCAGCGACTTGCTGACCCCCGCTCAAACGCAGCAGTTAATGACCGACTTCGGCCCGAATTATGGGCCGCAACAGGCACCGTCCACAACCACGCGGGGAAGTGATCCTGACGTTGAGACCATCAGCCTGTCGCGGGGTCCAACTGGTGAAATCAATCAGGACGTGTTCAGCAATCTCAATCCCGAGACGCGCGGGGTGGGCCGCGAGGCGGCGCCGCTCGGGCTGATCGACATGATAACGGCACCCGCGCGCGGTTCGCCTGTCGGCAACCCCTACCAAGCTGGCACCACCCAGTATGGTACCCCGCAAAGCAGCGGGCGAGGCAGCAACCAGAGCAGCGTGTTCGGCCCGTCCCCCACCGGCGGCCGCGGCGAGACGGCCGGGCGTCCCGGCCTCTCCATCACTGTCGGCGGGCGCGGCAGTCCGGGCTATTACAACACCGGTGGTGCCGGTATTGCCCCCGGCGCCAAGGGCGCGGAATACGGCGGTGCCTACGGTATTAACTCGCCCGGCCGGCCGGGCACCGCGGCGTTTGGCGGCGATTTCCGGCAAGGCGGGCCTGCCGGCGCGTATTTCTATGATCCGGCGACCGGCCAATATTATCAAAGGTAGGGAGTACAGATATGCCCGCCCGCAAACGGCCAATAGGCTTGGCCCCGTTCAATACCGCGGAATGCCGGGCCAAGATCAAGGCTTCGCAACTCATTCACCGGCTGCAAGCCCACATCTTCGACGGGCTGAAACTGGAAATGTCGCAAATCAAGGCGATCGACATCCTGCTCAAGAAGATCATTCCCGACCTGACCCGCACCGAAATCGCGGCCGACCTCAATGTTCGCTATGTTGCCGAGCTTCCTAAGGTGCTGACGAGGGCCGAGTGGGTTGCAAAATACGGAAGTGATCATCTATCGCCGCCCATGATTGAAGGCACAGTAAGCGGAGGCGAAAATGGGAAGGCGAATGGGTCGACCGATGGGCCGGCCCCCGACAAAATTCTACAGTAAATGGAAACATCTGTAATCGAGCGCACCGTATGGTCGCCTGGAAGCAACTGGCCCCAGTGGTCCCTTCTCGAATGTCCAATCTTTGAGGTGTTCTTCGGCGGCGCTCGCGGCGGCGGCAAGACCGACGGAATGCTCGGCGAGTTCATGGCACACGCCAACGAACACAAGGGCCACGCCTCCGGCCTGATGGTGCGGCGGACCTATAAGGAACTGGTCGATACCATCGAGCGCTCGCGGGCGATCTATGGCCCGCTGAAATGGACCTACAACGAAACCGAGAAGCTGTGGCGCGATCCGCGCGGGGCGCGGCTGCGGTTTGCCTATCTCGACCGCGACAGTGACGCCGAGGGCTACCAGGGCCACAGCTACACCCGCGTCTATGTGGAGGAGATCGGCAACTTTCCGTCGCCGGCGCCGGTGATGAAACTATTCGCCACGCTGCGCTCGGGCGCCGGCGTGCCGGTGGGCTTCCGGGCGACGGGCAATCCTGGCGGACCAGGACATCAATGGGTGCGCGCGCGCTACATTGACCCAGCGCCGCTCGGCAATCAGGTGATCCACGATCCCGTCACCGGGCTGGATCGGATCTTCATCCCGAGCAAGGTGGACAATAATCCGTTCATCGACGCCGAGAGCTACAAGCAGCGGCTGCGATCGTCGGGCTCAAAGGAATTGGTGCAGGCGTGGCTGGACGGCGATTGGAGCGTTACGCTCGGCGCCTTCTTCGATTGTTGGAGCACCGCGCGGCATGTGGTGCGACCGTTTGAGATCCCGAAGGAATGGCTGCGCTTCCGCGCGATGGACTGGGGCTCCGCGCACCCGTTCTGCGTCCAATGGTGGGCGGTGGTGTCGGACGATGGCACCTACGGCGGCAAGTTCCTGCCGCGCGGCTGTCTGGTGCTCTACCGCGAATGGTACGGCCAAAAGCCGGGTGAGCCCAACGTCGGCATCAAGATGAATGCCGATGATGTCGGCAAGGGCATCCGCAAGCGGGAAGAGGGCGAAGAGATTGCCTACGGCGTGCTCGATCCCTCGGCGTTCATTCAAGACGGCGGGCCGTCGATCGCCGAGCGGATGGGCACGGGCTCCGAGGGCAAGGTGTGGTTTCGCCGGGCCGACAATTCCCGCGTTCACACGCGCGGCGCCCGGCACACCGGCGGTTGGGACGTGATGCGCTGGCGCATGGAAGGCAACGACGACGGCCATCCCCTAATGGTGGTGTTCTCCACCGCGGTGGATTTCATCCGCACCGTGCCGTTCCTGCAGCATGATCCCGACCGGCCGGAAGACGTGTTGACCGACAGCGAAGATCATTGTGGCGATACGGCTAGGTATGCCTGCATGTCGCGGCCGTGGGCGAAGGAAAAGGAAACGCCCAAGCCGGAAGACGTGAGCGGCTACGCCCAGATCCACCCGCGCGGCGAGCAGCCCGGGGACTGGCGGACGTATTGATGGAGCAGCGCGAATGGCAGAAGTGACCCTTGACGGGACACCGTTGAATGTAACGATGTCCAACGGCAATCTGACCGTTACGCGCAACAGCGGCAGCGGTGCGACTGGCGTTTACAGCACAAGCAAATATACTACCGGCAAATACTATTTTGAGTTTATTATACAAAATACCATCACGACCAACACTCTGATCGGCATCGCACCGGAAGGCACCATCGTTTTCAATCTTGATACCACTGGCATTGTTGTTGCTATAGGTGCCTCTTCCTCAGTCCTTAACAACGGAACCCCATCGGGCAAGACGATCGGGTCGGTGGCGCTAAATGACATCTTTGCGATGGCCATGGACCTTGGCGCCAGATTGGCCTGGTTCCGCAGACAGAATGGCAACTGGAACGGAGATGGGGCAGCCAATCCATCCACCGGGACAGGTGGTGTGAGCTTTGCCGCTACCGTTCCTTTCTCTCCTTATATTAAATTCGCAGCGGGCCTCAACAATCCCGACGCCATAACCATGAATTTCGGTGCTTCTGCTTTTTTCGGAGCGGTGCCGTCCACGTTTACGAGTTGGGGAGATGCGCCGCCGCCGCTGCTACTGCCGTCGCTCGGCGGTTACACCGGCGGCGGTGCTAGTCGCGGCCGGATGATCCGCCAGCTTGCGCCCAAGCCTAAGCGCAAGCGCGAAGGCGCGGCAACGCCGCCCACGTCGATCGGCCGGCAAAGATACTGACGAGGAATAGCAATGGCCATCAGCAACGTCCTCTCGATCAAGGGCGGCGGTTATCCGCAGGGCGGCTCGGCGGCCGGCCGCAATGCGCCGGTCACCGATCCGCAGGAAGAGGACAAGGACGGCTTTTGGCCGCTGGAAAAATGCATCAACGCCTACACCACTTATCTCGACAACAAGACGCTGGAAATCCAAGAGCAGCAGAAGGCGCGACGCTATCGCCACGGCGCGCAATGGACATCCGACCAGATCAAGACTTTCAACGATCGTAAGCAACCGGTGGTGACCTACAACAAGATCGGCCGCAAGATTGACGGCATCGTCGGGCTGGTGGAACGGCTCAAACAAGACCCGAAGGCATATCCGCGCACGCCGCAGCATCAGGCCGGTGCCGACCTTGCCACTGCGGTGCTGCGCTATCTGCTGGATCGCAACAAGTGGAACGAGGTGGCGCCGCTGGTGAACGAGGCGGCGGCGGTCGACGGCATCGGCGGCATCGAGCTGGATCTGAAACCGATGCCACCGCCGAAGCAGGGCGGGCAGGGCATGATGCCGGGGATGGGCCACAATGGCGGGCCGCCAATGGAGCCCGACTATGATGTGATCTTTGGACCCGTCGATAACGACGGGTTTTTTTATGACCCGCGCTCGATGAAGCATGACTTTTCCGACGCGCGCTATATCGGCATGGGCAAATATGTCGATGAGGAATTGATGATCGAGCTTTTGCCCGGCATGGAAGACGACATCAAGGCGGCGTGCGATAGCTCGCTGGAATTGACCAAAAATTCCGACCGTGACACCCGATGGTTCCAGGCTAATGGCGATTTCAATCAGGTCAGGCTTGTTGACATTTGGTACAAGTCAAAGGGCGGCTGGAAGTGGGCGCTATTCACCGGCTCCAAGATATTGATGCGGGGCAACTCACCGTTCTCTGATGAGAACGGCAAGCAGTTTGCCAAGTACCTGATGTTTTCGGCGCAAGTGGATCACGACGGCGACCGCTACGGCTTCGTGCGCCATCTGCAATCGCCACAAGATGAGGTTAACCAGCGCCGCTCGAAAGGGCTATTCGACGCAAGTAATCGCCGGATTATCGCCACCAAGTCGGCGGTGGCCGACACCAACGTCGAGAAATTGCGGTTGGAGGCGTCGCGGGCCGACGGCATCGTGCTGGTTAACACGGCGCTGGATGATATCCGCTTTGACGACCAAGCCAAGCAGGCTTCGGTGATGGCTCAACTCGAATTCATGCGCGATGCTGCGCAGGAGATCGAGAATTTCGGCCCCAATGCCGCGATTGTCGGCGGTGATGTGGGCAAGGGATCGTCCGGCCGTGCCATTGCGCTGTTGCAGCAAGCCGGCATTGCCGAGCTCGGGCCGTACATGACCAACCTGCGCTCATGGAAAATCCGAGTTTACCGCTCGCTGTTCAATGCCGCGCAGAGCTATTGGGTCAATGAGCGGTGGATCCGGGTCACTGATGCGAATGGTGAGCCGCAATTCGTGCAGATCAATGCCCAGGTGCCCGGCCCTGACGGCATGCCGCAGCCGGTGAACCAGATCGGCGAATTGGATGTCGACATCATTCTGGACGAGGGCCCCGACACCGTGACCTTGATGCAGGACACCTACGACGCCATTGCGGCCGCGCTGCCGGCTGTGGCGCCGATGCTGTCGCCGGCATCGAGCAAGGCGGCGATGGAGGTGCTGATCGAGACCTCGCCGCTACCGTCCGACGTGAAGAAGAAATTCCGCGAGGCTGGTGCGGAGCAGCAGCAGCAGCCCGATCCGAAGCAAGCGGAAGCGCAGGCCAAGCTGGCGATGGAGCAACAGAGCGGACAGGCCAAATTGGCGCTGGAAAAGGAAAAGGCGACGGCCGATCTGGCGATGAAACAGCAGAGCGCACAACTCGATCAGCAGACCGAGCGCGAGAGGGTAATGGCCGAGATCGCATTGGAGCGCGAGAAGGCGGCAGCGGAGATGGAGATTGCGCGCGAGAAGGCGCGAAACGAAATGCAAATCGAAATTTTCAAGACCGGGCAGGCAGAGCAGGCAATACAGCAGCAGAACCAAATGCCCAGCCAGATCGCCGAGGTTCTAGCAACGCTGGCGCAGCATCAGAGCATGCTGCAAGGGCTCAACAAGCCGCGCAAAGCTATCATTCATCGTGATCCGCGCACCGACAAGGTTATCGGCGGTGCGGTGGTGGTAGAGGACTAGATGGGCGCGGTCACCTGGGATGCGGCAACGGCCGTTGCCGTTACCCTTTCAGGTGGCGGCCTTGTTGCGACCAATACCGGCACCACCTCGACCAATCAAGGTGTCCGCGTTGCCAATGCTAACGGGAAAACCATCGGCAAGCATTATTTCGAGATAACGCAGACGGTCATTAACTCGGGGGTCAACGCAGCATTTGGCATTTGCACGATTGGTTCAACCTATCCCAATCTTGGTACCGCCCCTACTGCAGCAACGGTCGGCAATCTAGCGTTTCGCAACAACGGCAATCTTTGGGCGAATGGGGTCAATACCGCCATCACGCTGACGAGTTTTGGAACGGTGGGGCAATTTGGCAGCGTTGCGGTCGATCTCGATAACCGTCAAGTTTGGTTTCGCCGGTTTACCAACAACTGGAACAATGACGTTGCAGCCAACCCGGCGACCAATACCGGCGGCATTCTAATCCCACCCGGCATCATGGTTCCGTTTTGTACCTTTGGGGGCACGACGGGCGTTGCCGGTTCTGCGATCACTGCAAATTTTGGCGCAACGTCTTTCAATAATGTGGTGCCGGTTGGATTTGCTTCCGGTTGGTTAGAGGAAACGGTCGCGCCGCCGACCAGCGTCTTTGTTGGCGGGCCGAGCGGGGCAAGCCGCGGTCGGATGATCCGGCGGCGCGAGCGCGAGCCCGAGCAAAAGCGCGACAAGATCGAGGAACTGATCGAGCTAATCCAGGCGCCGCCGCCTGCGACAGCCGGATCCTTGAAGGCAGAACTGCCGCACCCGGCCGGACCACCGCCGCCGGCATTGGTCGACCTGATGCCGAAGATGCAGGCCGCCGGCCTGACACCGCCGCAACGCAAGATCGTCAAGCGCGCCATCGTCAGCGATGACCCGGACGACGACGAGGAAGCAATCGAGCTTCTGCTCAACCTTCTTTCGTAATCGGCGACGACACAGCCGAGCGCACGGGCCGCGCACCAAGGGCCCGCATCGCGTCGCCAAAGCGATATTTGGCGTTCCCGTAGTCACTACGAAACAGTGAAAGGATGAACCATGAGCATCGAGCAGCCACTCGGTGGGAGTACCTCTGCCAATAGTGGCAACACCATTAGTGACAGAGAGCTATTTGACCACGCCAACAGCGATCCGACACCGACACCGGCACCGTCGCAAAGCCCGCAAAACACGGGTGGAGCAACGGACGCGACACAAACTCCTGATGTGCCGTCAACCCGGCCGGACCTGCAGCAACAACCCGGACAGCAGCAACAGCCCGGGCAACCGCGCGCCCCTGATGGGAAATTCGCGCCCAAGCCGCAGGGGCAGCCGCAGCAGCGGCAGCCGGAGGATCATCGGGTGCCGTTGCGCGAATTGCTGGCGGAACGTGACGCAAGGCAACGTCTGGAGGCGCACGCGGCAGAATTGACGCGCGCGGTGATGGAGTTGCAGCAGCGGACCGATCCCAACCGGCGAGCGCAACAGCCACAAGAGCCGGAAACCATCTTCGACAACCCGGATCAATATCTCAACACCCGGGTGATGGATCCTCTGCGTCAGGAAGCCACCCACTACATGATGCAGATGAAGGATGGGCTCTCGCGCGAATTCGCCAATACGCAATTCACCCAGCCTGTGGTGGATGCGGCGTTGGGGGCGATGGCGCAATTCCGGCACACGCCGCAAGGCAACTTTGTATTCAACCAGATCATGCAAAGCGGCCACCCCTACGGCGAGTTGGTCAAATGGCACAAGCAAGTAACGGCGTATTCGTCAATCGGCGCCGATCCAGATGCGTGGCTGAAACAGCAGCAGCAGAAATGGCTCGATGATCCGAATGCGCAACGCGCCATGATGGAGCGGCTGCGCGCGCGGCAACAGCAAGGCAATCGTGCTCAAGGTAATCCGCCCAACGTTCAACTTCCGCCCTCGCTTTCGTCGGTGGCGTCAACCGCCAACCGCACCGAGGCGCCGGGCGACCTAAGCTCCCAGAGCCTGTGGAGCTTCGCCAACCGCTAAACCCGGCCATAGCTTTGATCTGAAAACACCCGCCCCTGTGGCGGGTTTTTCATTTCGGGGATGGCCTAACCGAAAGGACGCATGGCCATGGCCATCTCCGACGTTCAGCAAAACAATAAACTGATCAAGTTTACCCAGCAGATCAACAAGGAATGGGTGCGGGAAAACATGTTCTCGCCCTACATGGGCGAGGATCTCAACGCCATCATTCGCAAGAAAATGGAGCTGAAAGGCGGCGGCGAGGTGATGAATATCCCGCTGGTTACCCGGTTGCAGGGCCTCGGTGTTAGCACCGGGCCTTTGGTCGGGAATGAAGAAAAGATAGACGATTATGGAATGAGAATATGGATAGAATGGATAAGGAACGCAGTAGCTACTACCAAAGCCGAGCAACAAAAGGATAGTGCCGATATCTTCGGCGAGGCGAAACCTTTGTTGTCGGATTGGTTGTCGGAAGTTACCCGCGACGAGATCATCGCGGCATTGATGGCGCTGCCATCGGAGAGCCAGCCGGCGGCCGGCACCCGCGTCAACGGCCTGCAGTACGATCTGGCGCTCGCGGCGGATCGCAACACATGGACCGTCGCCAATTCCGACCGCATCCTCTACGGTGCCAGCACCGCCAATGCGGTGAGTGGCGTGCATGCCACCGCACTCGGCCTTGTCGACGCCACCTCCGACAAGTTCACGGCGGCTAACCTGTCGTTGCTCAAGCGAGTGGCGATGGGAGCCAATCCGCGCATTAGACCCTACAAAACACGCTCAGGTTATGAGTACTTCGTCTGTTTCGCCGGGCTCAATCCCTTCCGGGATCTCAAGATGGACCCGACGATGGTTTCGGCGAACACTAATGCGCGTGCGCGTGAAGGACGCGAGATCAACGGTGCTCCCGATAACCCGTTATTCCAAGACGGGGATCTGCTGTGGGATGGCGTCGTGGTCCGCCTCGTGCCGGAGATTTCGCTGTTCGTGACCAACGTGTGGACAAACTTGCTGACCGCCGGCGGCGGCACGTCTCGTGTCGAGCCGGTGTTTCTCTGCGGCCAGCAAGCGGTGTGTATCGCCTACGGTCAAATGGCGAAACCCACTTTCCGTAAAGAAGATGATTACGGTTTTGTGACCGGAACTGGAATTGAAGCAGCTTACGGAGTAGGGAAGATGTTTAAGCGCCACCCCAAATCATCGGCTGCAGGCACAAACCTCAAACAATGGGGCGTGGCCACGGGTTTTTTCAATTCAGTATCAGACTGATAGAAGAAATCACTGGCTTCTATACCATCAATCGGATGGCAGCGCAACATGCTGCCATTTCTCACGCCTGACTATGAGACTGATCATCCGCTGGGAAACCCCGTACATTTCCGCCAAGTGTCGCTGGTGATAAGTGCCAGTCTGATACAGGGCGATGATGCGGGGGATGTCTGCTTCCGTGAGCTTGGCGGCGCCGTTCTTGCTGCCGTAGTTCGGATTGTTCGGAGGCGGGCGTTTCAAGACGCGAAAGGAATGCTGCAAATTGTGGGATCGTGAACAGACCTCAAGATTTGTCAGCCGATTGTCGCCCTTGTTCCCATTGAGGTGATTGATTTCCATCCCTGCCGGTACGGCCCCGTTGAAAGCCTCCCACACCAGTCTATGGGCGTGGCGGTCTTTACGGATGCCGTCCTTGCAAAGGTGGAAGGTCACGTAACCGTCGCGCTTCGGTCGCGGAGCGAGCGGCTTTGGCGGGCGCTTGGCCCAATAGCCTACATGGGCCGTGCGTTTGACCCGCCCACGATCGGAGACGGCGTAGCAGTCTTCATAGCCCGGTATCGGCTTCCATACTTCGCTCATGGGCGGCTTCTTAGCGCGCCCCATTGGAAAAGGAAATAGCCATGGTTACGACCTTGATGACCGGCGTTCCGGCCCGGGACGCCTCCAACAATACGGTGCAGTCAATCAGCGGCCGCGTCACTGCGGTGTCGGGCGCAGGGGCTACGCAGAGTGCCAGAATTGGCACATTGCCGGCCGGTGCTTTCATCACTGTGATCAACAGCAATATCGAAACGGCACTCGTTGGAACCTCGCCGTTGCTGCATATCGGCACCACCGCCGCGGGCCAAGATATCGCCACCGGCATCGCCGCTACGGCAGGAACCGTGAACACGGTGCCATTGGCGGCCCTGACCAATCCGATCACGGCCGATACTGCCGTTTGGTGCAGTATCAGCGGCACGCCAACGGCCGGCGATGCCTACGTTACGGTGCAGTACATCAAGCCGGTTGGCTGATATGGCCAAGATCACATGGAAGGGGGAGGCCGAAGGGCCTCTCTCCTGCACTTGGAACGGCATCACCTTCCCGGTCGGCCGGGCCGTGGAGGTGGACGATCCTTGGATGATCGCC